TCAGCCGCGCCGAATTCGCGCGCCTGATGGGCGTGAATAAATCCACCGTCACGCGATGGGCCGAGAAGGGGCAGATCGTCACCGTGTCCGGCCAAGTCGATGTCGAGGCCAGCCGCGCGAAGCTGCAGGAAACCGGCGGGGCGCGGCCGGACGTGGCGGATCGGCACGCGCAGGAACGCGGCCAGGAAGTCGGCGCTGGCGGGACGGCGCAATCGGCGCCACCGCCGCCGCAGTCCGATGACCGCGTCGGCAACAGCTACCAGGCCGCGCGCGCGGTCAAGGAAAAATACAACGCCCTGCAGGCCAAGCTCGAATACGAGCGGCAGATGGGCAACCTCATCCCCAAGGAAGACGTCGATTCCGCGCTCAAGGCGCTGGGCGCCTCGGTGCGGGCGCGGCTGGACGTGCTGGCCGACCAGCTTGCCCCGGTGGTCGCGCCGGTCACCGACCTCGACGAAGTTCATGCCGTGCTGGCCGAGCATCACCGCGCCGTGCTGGCCGGCATTTCCGATGATCTGGCGCGGCAGGAGCATGCGGCATGAACCACTTAAGAGAATTGGTGGATGTTGTAGAAAAATCTGAATTATATATTTGTGAAGACATTGATGAAGTTGATTACAAAGTCATAAGATCAATAATTAGCAACAACATAGAAGAGGCTGTGTGTTTTTTTGTTGATATTGATTCGCTTGATGGAATAAAGCCTGTTCGTGATCTTTATGGAGAGTTCCCGTTTCCAAGCAATTGGTTCGAGTGTAATTTTGAAAATCCATTAAACGGGAAACAGACAATTCTTGGACTTCTGGCGACTCAATACAAAAAAGGCCAACAGGCAATAACTGTAATCAGAAAATACGACGGGGTGTGGGTCGTATTGGCACTGATTAGGCTGGTAAATGGAATGTTTGAGGCGGTAGGGCTGCATGATCGTGAATTTATAGAAAGTATCTTCCCTTTGGTGAGAGTCTACTTGACAGCAATGCGATGCAATAACGTCAAGTCAATCGAGCACCATCCTCCACTTTCTTTACAAAAATCCCGTGCCAAGCGCGGCAAGAAACCGCTGTTTTCCTACTGGACGCTGGAGCTAAAACAGGAACGCACCGAAGGCGATCCGCTCGGAGACACACACGCATCTCCGCGCCTGCATCTTCGCCGAGGTCATCCGCGCCAGTTCGCGCCTGGAAAATGGACATGGGTGCAGCCGTGCGTCGTCGGCAACAAGGCCGCCGGAATTGTGCATAAAGACTACCGTCTGGCCGCATGACCCACCTCGCCCACTGCCTTGCCGTCCTGCGCCACGCGGTCGCCCCGCGTCGGGCGCTCACGGTTTCGCAGTGGGCCGACGACCATCGCATCCTGTCCGGCAAGCAGGCCAGCGAGCGGGGGCGGTGGCGCACGGCGCGCAACCCCATCCTGCGCGAGATCATGGACTGCTTTTCGGTGCAGTCGCGCGTGCGCAATGTCGTCGTGATGAAGTCCTCGCAGGTTGGCGTCACCGAAGCTGTGGTCAATGTCCTCGGCTACACCATGGAGCATGCACCCTGCCCGGTCATGGCCATGATGCCCACGCTGGAGACGCGCGACACATGGAAGGTGCAGAAGCTCAACCCGCTGCTGCAAGAGACGCCGGCCGTGCGCGACCTGCTCGGCGGCGTGCGTTCGCGCGATGCGGCAAACCGGCAAGACCTGATCGACTTCCCCGGCGGCGTGCTGTTCCTCGCCGGCGGCAATAGTGCGAACTCCTACGCGCAGAAGTCCGTGCGCATCATCATCCTCGACGACCTCGACCGCTTCCCCGAAGAAATCGGCGACGAAGGCGACGTCATCACCCTGGCCGAAGGCCGCACCAAAGCCTTCCCGCGGGCGATCCGCGCCTACATCAGCACGCCCACAGTCAAGGGCGGGCTTATCCACCGGCAATGGGACAAGAGCGACCAGCGCCGCTACCATGTCGCCTGCATGCACTGCGCCGGCTGGCAGCCGCTCGAATGGGGCGGGCCGGACATTGGCCACGGCATAAAATGGACGGTGCTGCCCGATGGGACGGTGACCAACGTGCGCTACGTCTGCCGCGACTGCGGCGCCGAAATGTACGAACACCACAAACCGGCGCTGCTGGCCAACGGCCGCTGGATCGCCACCCATCCCGACCGCGCCACCCGCGGCTACCACATCAGCGCGCTCTACGCGCCCATCGGCCTGGGGCCATCCTGGGCCGATCTGGTGCGCGGCTGGATCGCGGCGCAGGACAACACCGCCACCTTGCGCGCCTGGATCAACACCAACCTCGGCGAACCGTGGGAAGAACGCGGCGAGGAAATCAATCCGCTCGACCTGATGACGCGGCTTGAAGCTGCGCCCGAACTCCCGCCCGGCCGCGTGCGCGCCGTCGGCATCGACGTGCAGAAAGACCGCATCGAGATGTCCGTCTATGAATTCGGCCCCGGCGAGGAATGCTGGGCCATCGACCACGTCATCGTCAGCGGCGACACGGCGGGCAGCGAACCGTGGATCGAACTGGCGCAGGAAATCGACGCATTCTCTCCCGACTGCGGCGGCATCGACAGCGGCTACAACACCGACCAGGTCGTCGCATTCGCGCAGCGCCGGCCCTGGATGTTCGTCTGCAAGGGCATCGAAGGCCGCGGCAAGACGCTGGTCGAGAGCGACGACGACCGCAAGCGCCGCCTTCGCAAGCGCCGCAGCAAGGGATTCTCGCCCTTCCTCGTCAGCGACGAAGCCGCGAAAGGGCTGGTCACGCAGCGCCTCAAACTGCCGAGGCCCGGCGCCGGCTACCTGCACTTCCCGTCCGACGAACCCGCCTTCGACGACGAATACTTCGCGCAGTTGGCCAGCAACCGCCTCATCGAAAAAACCGTCCGCGGCCGCCTTGTGCGCGAATGGCAGCAGACCCGCGTGCGCAACGAAGCCTTCGACTGCTGGAAATACGCCCTGGCCGGCTTCCGCCTGGCCAAGCTCGACCCGGTAGCGCGCGCCCGGCGCATGGAAATCGCCGCAAAAGTCGGCGCCGGCGAGACGGCCAGTCAAACCACCGTCGCCGGCCGTCGCTCCCGTTACTTCGTGCAGAGGGTATAAATGGACATCCTGACCGACATCGCCGAGCGCTTCGTCGCCGCGGGCGCCTGCCCGCAGATCACCGGGGCCGTTATCGACGCCATCCGCAAGGATTGGGGCGGCGAGAATGCCTACGTCGCAAAGCGTGACGAAAGCCCGCGGCAGATCATCAGCCGGCGCAATTCGCAACTGCTGCGCGATTGGCAGCGCGGCGAGCGCGTCCCGCACCTCGCGCGCAAATACGCCATCAGCGTCAAGCGCGTCTATGCAGTGGTCAAACTTTCTCGCGCATCGCTTAAAGGCAAGACATAGCGCGTGGTCTGATGGGGCATGGCCACGATCCCCACTTCCGAGCCGGCATTCCTGCAAGCCGGCGACACCCTATCCTGGCAGCGCACCCTCGCGGACTATCCGGCCTCAAGCGGCTGGGTGCTGTCCTACCGCTTCATCAATTCCGCCGCGCGCTTTGACATCACCGCCGCCGCCAGCGGCGCCGACCATCTTGTCACCGTCGATGCCGCCACGTCAGCCGCCTACGCGGCAGGCGACTACACCTGGCAGGCCGTTGTAACCAAGGCCACCGAGCGCTACACCATCGGCAGCGGCCGCGCCACCGTGCGCCACAATCTGGCCGGAATGACCAGCAACTACGACGCGCGAAGCACCGCCGCCCGCGCGCTCGATGACCTGCGAATCGCCCTGGCCGGCTGGCTCACCAGCAGCGGCACCGTGCAGGAATACGAAATCGCCGGACGGCGCATGAAATTCGCCAGCGCCGCAGACATTCAGCAGCGCATCGCCCTGGCCGAGCGTGAAGTCGCACGCGAAACAGCCGCCGCCAACCTGGCTGCCGGAATCTCGGCTGGCCGGCGAGTCCTAGTGAGGTTTTAATGCCCATTCTCGACATCTTCAAGCGTGGCAAGGCGCGCCCGTTGCCCACGCGGACATCGCGTGGCCCTTTCCTGGCCGCCAGTGCAGACCGATTCACCGCCTCATGGCTGGCCACTGCGCAAGACATCAACAACGAACTGCGATCCGATCTTGATCGCCTGCGCACACGCGCGCGCGACCTCGCCAAAAACAACGAATACGCGCGCAAATTCCTGCGCATGGCCGCGCGCAACATCGTCGGCCCGCAAGGCTTCATCCTGCAGGCGCGCGTCGAAGACGCGCCAGGCCGGCCGGATCGCCTGGCCAACGACGCCATCGAGGCCGCTTTCTACCGATGGGCCAAGCGCGGCAGCGCCGAAATCACCGGCCGCCTGTCGTTCGCCGATCTTCAGCGCGTCATCGTCACCACCGTCGCGCGCGATGGCGAAGCCCTGGTGCGCATCGTTCGCGGGCGCGACGCCGGCAACCCCGAAGGGCTGGCCTTCCAACTACTCGACACCGCGCGCCTCGATACCGCGCGCAACCAGGAAGCCAGCGGCAACCAGCCCGCCATCGTCATGGGCGTCGAAATCGACGGCTATGGGCGCCCCACCGGCTACTGGATCAAGGAAAAAATCACCAGCGGCAACGCCACCCGCATCGCCGCGGCCGACCTGCTGCACATCTACCTGCCAGAGAATGCCGAACAGATCAGGGGCATCCCATGGATGCACGCCGCCATGCTGGCCATGCACGACCTCGGCGAATTCAACCGCTCGGCCCTCCTGGCCGCCAGGAAGGGCGCCGACACCCTGGGCTTCATCGTCAGCCCGGACGGCACCGCCAACGCACTGGCCGACACCACCGACGACGGCGAACCGCTCAAGATCAGCGCGCCCGGCACCTACGACGTGCTGCCCGAAGGCTACGACATCCGCACGCCGGAGTCGCAATACCCGAACCAGGTGTTCGACCCATTCACCAAGGCCATTTTGCGTCGCATCTCCAGCGGATTCGACGTCGCCTACAACGCCCTGGCTAACGATCTGGAAGGCGTCAATTACTCGTCCATCCGCGCCGGAGTGCTGGAAGAACGTGACCAATGGGCCGCCCTCCAAAACTGGATGGTCGAAGCCTTCATGGAGACCGTATTCGACGAATGGTTCAGCCGCGCCATGACCGCCGGCACCATCACCATGCCAAACGGCTCGCCGCTGCCTGTCGCCAAGGCCGACAAATTCCGCGCCCACGAATGGCAGGGCCGCCGCTGGCAGTGGGTCGATCCGCTCAAGGACATGGAAGCCGCCGTGCTGGCCATCCAGCGCGGCCTTGCATCGCCGCAGCAGATCGCCGCGCAGCAGGGTCTAGACCTGGAAGACATCATCAACGCCATCAAGTCCGCCAACGCCATGGCGTCCGCCGCCGGCATCGCGCCCTATGCCGCGCCGCCAGCGCCCGCGCCGGCGCCCACCGCCACCGACGAAGCCGTCA